TCAAAGGCTATTTAGTTTATCGATTACTTGTTGTTTGGCTTTTTTGGTTACATGGTTATAAATAGACAAAGTTGTATTTGCATCAGAATGTCCTACACGTTCCATAATGGCTTTAAGAGGTACGCCCAATTCAGATAATAGTGAAACATGGCTATGTCTAAATATATGCGATGATAGACTTTTTTCTAACTCCAATTCTTCCTCTACTTTATGGAGTACAGCGTTAAATGAGTGCAGCGTAAGCGGAGTGCCACTTGTAGATATAAATATATATTGATCGGGATCTGTGAGTCTATCCGCAAGAATGTTGTCAGCTATCACACTTTCAATCAATTCTTTTGCACGATTGGGCAATTGTACTTCGCGTTGCGAATAAGTATTTTTTGGAGTTGTTTTTATGGCATTATCCATTTTCACAGATGAGTAATCTAAGGTACCGTTAATGGAAATTTTCCCATCCTCATAGTCCTTCATTTGTAAAGCTAGCAATTCCCCATATCTCAAACCAGTCAAATATAAAAATTCAGCTATTATGCCGTGTAGTTTTCTGCGAGGATTGGAGTATAGCTGTTTCAGTATTTGATCAATTTCTTCTTTCTCCAGATATTTTTTATCCATAGAAAGCTTTCTTTTTTCTTCTTCCACTTTTTTAGGGTGGATTTTAACTGCTAGAGCAGGGTTTCTTTGGATGTATTTTCTATCGATTGCATAGTTTAGCATAACAGATAGAGTTGTTTTTGTTTGTTTTGTGTAGTTCAGTGAGAGGTCACCAAACGTATACATATCTTCAATTATCTTATTAATGAGTGTCTCATCTATGTTTCTAACGATTGTATCATCGCTTATGTGCTTAGAAACATGTTTCATCATCATTGGCACCTTCAGATAGCTAGTACGTTTAACATGCTGCTTATAATATTCATACCATTCTTTATACAGCTCATCAAAAGTGATATCTGATTTATTGTAATTTTCGAGTGCTTCTTTAATTTTTTTATCTAGAATTTTCTGAGCTTTTTTCCACGCTTGTGGTGAATTACTTGTAAGTGTTGTAGATTTTTTTCGTGTTTTTTCTGTATAAGGATCTACATATCTTTCAATAAACTTGAATCGCCCATCTTTGGTTTGTTCAACCCACACTTTTAACATCTCCTATCATTTGCTATAATAGGCATAACAAATAGACCTATATAGGTTTGTTTTCTAAAAGCACGCTCTTACTCTGGACGGTGGGGCGTGTTTTATTGTTACTTAATTTCTTTAATGTATTTTTGGTATTGTTTTTTAGAAACTTCAAACTTATTATCACAGGCTTTACACGTCACGCTATAATTTTTTTGTAATAAAGGAACAAAAAAAGATAATAGCATCATTATTCCTCCTAAAGGAATCATTATTAACCATCCAATTATAGGAATCCAAAAGCCGAAACTTAGAATCATTAGTCCTATAAAAAAAAGCATACAACCATTTGATCTAGGGGACGTTACAGAAACTCTGTTACTGCCACAATTTTTACATGTAATAATATGTTGACCTAAATTTTTTTCCATCCTAACTCTCCATTTCTATGGTAAAATAGATTTGACTTTTTAAATGAAGTCGCTCTCATGAGTCCGTGTTGCAGCACGGGCTTTTTTTACTGTGCATAAGAGTATTTTTTCTTGAAATATGACTGGCAAACATTAAAACATTCTGTTCTTAACTTATTATTGATAGCATAGAATTCCATAAAATTTTCCAATTTGAACTGAGATTCATCTGTTAATTCATTCTCAATAAAGATATTAAGTAGAATCATAATTGCAATTTTATCAGCTTCAGTTTCGAATTTTGAATGAAAAGTTGTAGAGTTATCGTACAGTACTGAATATTCAAAATGTGAAGCAATGAAATGACCGAGCTCGTGGGCTAAATGAAAAGCTTCAGAACTATCTTCGTGTAGTTTTTCGTTCAAAAATACTATTCTTGGTTTTGGATAATAAAAACCTGGTTCTTCCATTTCCATATAGATTAATTTTAAATTATACTCACTCAGCATTTCTTTCAACTTTAAATACATACACCCCATCACTCCAACTATTCATTTTCTTCTAAAGCTTTAGCAATTGCAATCGCTTTACGCATTGTCTCCTTAGATATTTCTTTTCCGTCAAAAGAAAAAACAGTATCGTCTTCTGATAAATCCACATGTTTAGGGGCCTCTTTTTCTTCTCTACCTAGAAGGTAGTCTACAGAGACATCGAAATAGTCAGCTACCTTTTGTAAATCTCTTGCTTTAGGTTCTGTTGTTTTCCATCGATAGAAAAGATTTTCGCTAAATCCTAATTCTAAAGCGACTTCTTTCATGCTTTTATCTCTTTGGTTAGCTAATGATTTTATCCTTTCAAACAGTGTCATAATAATGTTCTCCAATCCTAAACAAATAAAAGTATACAAAATGTAAATTATACTGTTGACATAAGTATAAGTTTGTATTATTATTTGTTTGTAAGTTAATTTGATAGAAAAAAGCAAACTAAAAACACACCTTATAGCATTAAGTTTGGCGACCGATTGCATAATAAATGGTTTGTTGTAGGCTTATTTAACTATGTTTATATAGTATACGATTGTATACTGTTAGTCAATAGTTTTAAACGTTTTTTCTATCATTTTAACTTACAAATATATATATAAGGGAAGTGAATAGATGTCAAACCTAGATAATGGACGTGCTGCAATTAAAAATTTTATGCGAGAAAACGGAGTAACTATGGAAGATTTAGCTACTGCATATGGATATACGCGTGTTCGAATGCAGCAAATTATTGATGGCCATTGGAGTGGGCCGAAAGCTAATAAAACTATCTTAGAAATCATTCGCGATTATCGAATTCGGTAGGAGGGGAAACAAAATGAAAGAACTAATCAAAGTAACAACAAACGAGAACAATGAGCAATTGGTAAGAGGTAGAGAGTTGCATGAATTTTTAGAAGTAAAGGACAATTACACAGATTGGTTTAAGCGGATGATAACTTATGGATTTGATGAAAATGTTGATTTTATAGGTTTATCGGAAAAATCCGATAAACTTGGAGGACGCCCACGTATTGATCACGCAATGAAACTCGATATGGCAAAAGAAATTTCAATGATTCAACGAACAGAGAAAGGTAAACAAGCTCGTCAATATTTTATTCAAGTAGAAAAAGAATATAAACAACAGTTACTTGATACTTCGAATTTGAGTCCAGAACTTCAAATGTTTCAAGGAATATTCACTGCAGTAGCTAAACAAGAAATTGCTACAAAGCAATTGGAAGCGAAAATAGATAGCGTATCAGAAATTATAGCGCTAAATACTCTCGATTGGCGTAAAAATGCAAACTCATTGATAAATCAAGTTGCTCGCGTGCAAGGTGGTGGCGGTGCCCATAGAACTGTCCGCAATGAAATTTATAAGGAAGTTGAACGACGAGCTGGAGCTAATCTTTCTCAACGTGTGACAAATAAACGCCGCAGAATGGCAGATGAAGGAGTTTGTAAATCAAAGCGTGACAAACTTAATCAGGTAGATGTGATAGCTGATGATAAAAAACTAGTCGAAATCTATTTATCTGTAGTAAAAGATTACGCAATTAAACATCGAGTATGGAACGATAATTTTTAGGAGGGATAATAAGTGAAAAAACCAACACTTTCAGAGCTGATAGAAGCTGCTGAGAAGGCAGTAAAACCAGACGACTGGTACCGACAAAGTTTAATCTTGGAGAAGTTCCACGGCATGTCAAAAACTACTTTAGTTGAATACTGCAAGGAAATGGAAACAATTCCTGAATTTTCAGAAGGAATTGTTCGTCCAGGACATTCAACCACATTTATTCATTACCATACTTTTATTTGGTTTTTAAAATGGAAAGACGCAAATAAATATCGTGTAAAAATATTGTCTCCTTCAGATGTTTTGAAGGAAGCAAGTTGATTATTTTCAGAGTAAAAAGTAAACAAAAATATTAGGAGGAAAATTTGATGAAGATTACAGTACCAGATGAATTGATAGCAGATGAGTTGACAGAACAAATAGTAAGAAAGGTTTTAGATGCACTTGATGAACGACTGAAGGTAATGAACAAGTCAGTGGAGCTTCCTCCATATCCAAACAAATCAGAGGTAAAAAAAGTTTTAGGCATTGGTGATGACAAATTAACACATTGGATAAACTTAGGCTTAAAAACACAGCAGTGGAGCAAGTTAGACATCAGAATTGAACGATCGGAACTCCAAAGATTTTTGAAAGAAAACTTTGAGTTCTAAAGGCAAAGGAGAATGATTTTATGTCTTACACATTGCAACAAGAACATCAAATTCTCCGTTTGATTAAACAACGCAGGAAACAATTACAAGATGATCGTGAAGCGCTTAGAAAAGCCGATGAGCTATCAGATAGACAAGATGAACTAATTGCTTCTGAACTTGAGGATTTGAGAATGCTAGAAATAAAAAATAGGGAGATTAGATTATGAAGAAGACAGACACACTTTTTATAGGATTCATTTTGGGGCTATTAGTGATAGTAGCACACCAAAGTATTATCGGGGGAAGTTTGTTCGCAGCATTGATGGTTTTAATCAATCTGCTTGATTCAAAAGAAAGGAGCAACTATGGCACGAGAAGAAGCGCTAAAAATCGGTAAAGTGATTGCTGATAATTGGTGGACCAATAACCGTCCTATTATTTTAAGCAAGCAACATATCGAAAAGCAAAAAGCATGGAGGAGATAAAAATGAACGAGAAACTATTAAAACAAATTTTATTTGAACTAAAGAAAACAAATGAATTGCTCCAAGTTATCGCAAGTAACTCAGAGCAAAAAAAATCAAATATGTCATCGTACAGACCTGTCACTGTGGAAGAAAAATTTGATAATTGGGAATTATACGAAGAAGAGTACAAAAATTAAAACGGCAAAGAGTCGTCTTCTATAGAAATGAGTGTATTTTCAGAATTATTATTGACTGGCGACACGCCTTCCCATCTAGTTTGCTTACGTCTTTTTCGTTCGGCTTCTTGCTCTAGTTTTTTCTGTTTCATAATAGCTAAGTTGTTTTTTTGAAAGGCTGACTCAGAAGCACCAAGAATAAGTTGTCCGTATGAATAGTTATCGTGTTCACTATTTTGAACGATAGAAAGGATTCGCCAACCATCTTTTAATAACTCATTTATTACTTTCTTATCTTTGTCGTGGGTACTAAAAGTTTCGATATGAAATACATCATCATACATGTAACTTTCCCTCTTTCTCTAAGATTATCAGTTTGTTTACTTCTAAAGTATATCAAAAAAGGGGAAATATATTAATGCGAGAATTGAACATATTAAAAAAAGACACGATCGCCAGCAAGCAAAATCGTGTCCAAAAACAAATCATAACTAAGGAGATTTTAACATATGGAAAATGAACTTTCCACTCTAGATCAATATTTGACTAATCCAGATTGGGGCAAATCGAATAGTAAGGAAACAAACAAGCGAAAAATCAGACGAAATCTTTTGACGAATGAAGAACTAGCTTGTGATCAAGATGATTTAGGTAACCTTGTAACTATTTGGGATCATGTTTATCTTATCCATCTATCGAAGCATTCGAATAAACCTGAATATATTTACGTCATCGAAGATGGCTTGATTGATGCGCTAGAAGAGTACGAGAGGGATAACTTGATTGATATCTCTTATTACGGACCAGGTAAGAAATACATTGCTGAAATGGAGGCAGAATTTGATGAGTGAAGGAACGAAACGCAACGATAACAAATTATTCAATAGTTTGTACAAGATAACCGTCAATGATGTTGTTGAAAAAAGAAACAAACTAACTTATCTGTCCTGGGCATGGGCATGGGCAGAAGTCAGCAAAATCTGCGAAGAAGTAGACTACGAAATCTATCGTGATCCAGAAACGCATCGTCCATACCTCTTTGATGAAAAAACAGGCTATATGGTTTTTACCAGTATCACAGTCAACGGAGTAAAGCGTGACATGTGGTTACCAGTCATGGATGGTGCAAACAAGGCAATGAAAGATAAGCCATATACCTACGAAGTCAATGATTATCAGTGGAATAACGAAACGAAGAAAAAAGAGATTGTTGGAAAAATCGAAAAGCGAGTTGAAGCAGCAACGATGTTTGATATCAATAAAACAATCATGCGCTGTCTTGTAAAAAATCTAGCGATGTTTGGGCTAGGGCTATATATATTTGCTGGCGAAGATATGCCAGAAGATATTTCGATGCTTGAACCAGCTACTCAAAGAAGCAAAAAGCTATTCTTGGATGCTTTACAACTGGTTGCTAACAAGTACGAAAAATCGATTGATGAAGCAATTGTTGCATTGACTGATGCGGCTTCTATAACCGCTGATGACAGTAAATGGACCAAGAGAGACTTGGGCATTCTAAAACGAGGCGTTAATTGGCTTGAAGATCAGTACAGAGAAGAAACAAAAGAGAAGTGATATGAGTGTTTAAACCATTAATCGATTCATATTCAGCGGTTCTGAAAAAGTTCAAAGGAAAAGACATAGGTGCAACGATCAATGAAGAAGTGAACATTGATCGACTAAAGACGATGTATGACGGCTACGATGGCGATCGAGTCATTGAAATTCGTTTTATTGATCCTAGACGTTTCACCGTACAGCAACGAAACTTCATCTATGCGCTCATAGGCGATATTTTCATCGATACAGGAATGCCAACGGACTTCTGGAAGGAATTCTTCTACTTCCGTTTTGAAGGTGTCACAGGACGTTCTATAAGCCTTAAAGACGAGTCAAGCTCAACAGTGAGCGATGCAAATGTATTGGCAAATATCATCTTAGATTTTATTTTTGAACACCATATCCCCTTTAAAGAAGGCTATGAGATTTTACCAGGCAACCAAGAGTATTACTTTTACAAATGCATCACAAAAAGAGTCTGCTGCATCTGTGGTAAAACAGGAGCTGACATCGATCACTTTGACAAAGCGCTAGGAAGACGAAAGCGTAAAGTAGTCGATCATTCAGAGTTCACATTTGCAGCACTCTGTAGAATTCATCACACGGAGAAACACAAAATAGGTGTGACCAATTTCAAAAATAAGTATCAAATCAAAGGGATTAAGTTAAACCAGGAGACAATCAAGAAATTAAGAATCGGGGGCTAATGATGATTAATTTAAACACAGTAGCATTTGAACAAACATGGCGCACTAAGTATAAAAAAATGAGTCCAAGAGACAAATTATTCTTAGAAATCATGACATTTGCTTTCATCGGTACACAAGCTGAACAAAGCGATATTAGTGTTGAAAAAATTAAGACAAATAGATTAGTAAACGGAATTACAGAGACTTGTTACCAGTACACGATTATCGTCGTGGATGAGGAGGAATAATTTTGGCAGAAAGAAGAATGTTCGCAAAGACAATTATTGATTCTGATGCATTCCTAGATATGCCTTTATCGACGCAGGCATTATATTTTCATCTATCAATGCGCGCAGATGACGACGGATTTATTAATAATCCCAAAAAAATACAACGTATGGTTGGTTGTGGCGATGATGATTTAAAACTGCTTATGGCAAAAAGATTCATCTTAGTTTTCGAGAGTGGCGTGATCGTCATTAAACATTGGAAAATACACAACTATATTCGTAATGATCGCTACAAACCTACGTTATATCAGGATGAAAAAGCTTTACTAGCGGACAAAGATAACAAGGCTTACACATTTGCAGAAGAACTTCCTAAACATGATGAAAAACTTGGTATACCAGATGACAACCAAACGGTACACCAAATGGATACACAGGTTAGGTTAGGTAAGGTTAGGTTAGGTAAGGATAGTAAAGAGATAAAAGATATAACGCCTTCGAAAAAAACGAAGGCTACGCCCATCCGTCACAAATACGGAGAATATAAAAATGTTCTTTTGACAGATGAACAGATGGATAAACTCAAAACCGAATTTCCTAACGATTATAAAGAACGGATTGATCGATTATCAGAGTACTGTGCTTCAACAGGTAAGACCTATAAGAACTATCTAGCTACCATTCGTAATTGGGCTAAGAAGGATAATCAGCCTAAGAAGGTATCAAGTGGTTTTAATCGCAATGTAAGACGAGAGAAGCTTCCTGACTGGGCTAAGAACAATTCTATACCTACTGCATCAAGTAATGAATTAGACCCTGACGTCCCATTCTAGGAGGTAAAAGTTGAAATCAAATTATTTAGAACTAATTCAGAAAATAGCTAATCGAAAATCAAATGACGACGAAGAGCTTAAAGTCCTGAGAATGGTTTATAGAGAAATTAAATCACCGGACTTCGATGTCAGCGGTAAAGACCGCGTTTCATGGATTAAATTACGCTCGTACTATGTGATCTTTGTAGATAGATCATGGTTAACAAACTCAAAGTACTTTGACGTCCCTTTTGATGTTTGTATAAGCGGTTTACAAAACTATCTAAAGTCTCTTGAAGGTGGTAAGTAATATGGACGTTAAAAAGCTAATCGCACAGATTGAATTAATGCACGTAGAAGCACTAAGGCAAAGTACCTCTCATGATGACAAATGGCTTAACACGTTTCACGGCGGTCGTGAGAGTGCTTTAGATCAAGTATTGAAATTACTAAAAGGAGCATAACGATATGGACTTTGTCATTAAGCGGCATGGGGAAGTGATTAAAGAAGTCTGTTATGAAAACAAACTCAAACAACCATCAAAGCCCAAAAAAGAAAATCAGGCGTGGATGAGAAAAGTCAACAAGAAATGACGATCAGAAATCAATAACAATAAATTGTCCGTTTTTTCGGACAAAAAAGTGATAAGGAGGACCAACATGCTAGACATGAAAATTGAGGATTACAGAATCACAAGTGATTCAAGACAGATCACTCTATCAAAAGTAAGACGTGATGAAGAAGGAAATATCCGCTATATCGAAAATAGCGAGGGTCAGAAAGAAGAGTCTCGTGTTGATATCGGCTACTATCAAACGTTATCGATGTGTCTGAGGGCGATTCAGCGTGATTATACGCAATCGGAAGGAACGGTAATAAAAAGCATCATCGAATATAAAAAGGCGCTTGAGCGCATTACTAGACACTTCGAAAACGAATGTGAGATCGAAGGTGTAAAAAATGGATAAGAAAGCAGCAATGAAACGAATCATCGAACTGACACATTCTGAGAATTGGCAAGAAGATAAAGAAATAGTTGCAGAAGTCCAAAGGATCGGCAAATCAATGTGGGCTGAAAAAACCAAACGGAAAACGCCGAGAAAAATTGCAATCTGGCATGGTGATCGAATTCTAGTAACAGGTACTGCTGAACAGTTATCTGAAATTACTGGTCTGAGCAAAAACATTATTTGGGATAGAGCTAGGAGCTTATGGATTGATTCAAAAGGACGACAATTTAGGTATGTGGAGGAGAAATAATGGATCTCATTACACAATACAGTGACATCATCCTCAAGAAAATCATGATGAAGATTCAGAAAGATAAAAAATCAAAAGAACGAGCGGAATTAGTTAAGTTAGAAATGGCTGAAACAGGAGCAGGAGTGCGAAGTAGCAGGCATTGGAAAGCAGCAGCAAACATTGAATTCTATTACAACGAAATTCAAAAAGGGTTCGATCAGATGCGTGAGCTGGATCGGCAAACAAATTGGAGCAAGAAACTTCATCAAGATCGTTTCAAATTTGTAGAGAAATATAAAGAGATATTAGACGAATACTTGGAGGACAGCAAATGAACTATACACAACAAGAACTGACTGATTTATGTCCAAAACATGTGGCTGAGTTCATCAATAATGAAGTCCTGCCTAAATATGCAGATGGTTTAAATACAGCAGAAAACGTTACAGATTTTATGATTAATGATGCTATTGATCGTTTGAGATTTTTAGAAATAGATTGTATTGCTTATTATCGTCTACACGCAGAAGTTGCTTTGATTGATCCGTATATTGCTTTAAGCCAAAATCGAAAAATACTCGTAGCCTATATTCAGACTGTTTTTGATAGTTGGTCTGAGGAAATAAAGACTAGTTTAAAAAAATCAGAAATGGCTTCTATTTTGAAGGAGGAACAGCGATGAATAAAAAAGTATTAATTGATAAACAAGCATTGATTGATGAATTAATGAAAATACCTGGTGTGGGATCTAATAGTGACGCTTTAGAAACGATTAAACGTTTCCCATCGTACGAACCGCAGAAACCAGTTATGCCTAAGTTTTTTGATGATTGGGCAAAACAAGTTCTGGAAAAACGTGACAAGTTTTATGCTATCTCTCTTATTACACGCGCAGGTTGGGGATATGGTGTTGATTTTGAACTCAATTATGATAGATCGCCATCAGGAACAAAAGAGCTGTTGAACTGGATTGTTGAGAATGAAGGTGATGATTATCCTAATAAAAAGAAGGCAACAGAAGCTTTGTTATACGGCTACGAGGTCGAGAAAGAGCCGTTGTATTATGTGAAGTTACCAGTTGTGTATTTTAATCGTTGGGATTTAGAGGCGTATCTAATGAAAGATGATAGAGGAAATATAACAATTGCAGACAACAACGATTTTGATGATATGAAATTTACGGAATCAGAAATAAAAGCAATTGATGAAGGATACTGGCCATTTGCTGTGCCAGTGTAAGAGGAGGCAGAAGGATGAGCGATTACTTAACAGCAGAACAATATGAATATGCTAGAAAAACAGGAGATTGGGAATCGGGTAAAGTTCTCACTCATCGACAAGCACTCAACGAAAACCAGCAGATCGTGTTGGAGTGGTTGAAAAGCGAGACAATTTTAACTAGAGAAGCACCAATATTATCTGTTAATGCTTTTTCTGATAAAAATTTATTAGGAAAATTACCTAATAAAGTACGCAAAGCTTATAAACTATTGGATTGTAAACAAGAATATGAAGTCCTAGCAGCATTCGCTCAATGGGGATTAGAACAAGAGGAATAGAAATGAAAGCATACACAATCAAGTTTTATGGAAATAAAACCTTTGTATACATCCTAAGCGGTCTCAGACTTGACTTTAGAGGATATTCTAAAGACGACCTTTTAGAATCCTTATATGGTTACGGATATTTAAATGAAGATGAACTAATAAGCTTAGAGAAATTTACAAATGCTTGGACGATTTAGGAGGAAGCATAATGAAACTAAAAGACGGATTTTACGCTAGTAGTCATGGTATCGGCGGTTTATTGCTAGATATGCCGACAAAGAACCCTAAAACACGTGAGAAACCAAAATTCAAAGTCGGCGACATGGTTCGATGTGAAGCAGAAGAGTTCATCTATCCATTTCGTGGATATGTAGAAAAGATACTGTCAAACTCAGCAATCATTCGTATTGAAAACACGATGAAATGTGACAAGTGGTTAGCGAAAAGCAAAGAGAATTTAGCTGTAGCGAGATTGGTGGATATTGAACTAATCAATGACAAATAAAAAAAGCCGGATCGCTCCGACTAACATAATAAATCCGACAAGTTTATTATATCACATAAAGGAGCGGTTTGACTTGATGCAATTGTTACGAGAGGTAGATTTCAAACAGACAAGATGTAATGCGAGAGATGTGCTGAAAAACTTTCGGCGTTTGGAGCGGATGGCAGGTCGCTCTCTGATAGATATTAAGTCGCCGATTATTACGGATATGCCTAGAACACCAAAGCATGGTAATAAGGCAGAAGATGCATTGATCCAGATGATGGACATAGAGGCAGAGAGAGATGCGATTCTAGCGGCTTTGATGGCTCTTAGTCTGATTAGTCGTCAGATACTCTACTACAGCTTCTGTGACGTAAATAAGCACTCTAACTATGAGATAGGGCAATTGATACGAGGATACGGAGAGAAGAACGTAGAGAAGCTGAAATCCATCGCATTAATCGAATTTGCAGAAGCATATAAAAAAGGCGTGTTAGTTAAGTATCGTTGATTTTGTAGGGTTTTTGTAGGGATATTGTAGGGTTTTTGAGCGGTTTAACGTGATATTATGGTAGTGTCGAAAGATTAGTGATAGGTCTGAGACAAAATAATAATAAAAGGAACATCGTTTTATTATTGTTTCAAAATTAAGCTTCGATAGACAGCAGCGGAAATATTAAGAATAAGGATGTGAATTCCAACTCCTTCTAAATTGTTCTTATTATCTATCATCCGTTGCTGTCTATTAATTTATGTATTGGAGTTTATATAACGCTAATTGTAAAATTAAGTTAGAAAAATAAAAAGGCATTTATGGTACACTCAAATTGTATTTCCGACGAAAGAAAACAAAGGAGTGTAACCATAAATGACCTACAAACATCTTACCATAGACGAACTGACAATGATAGAATCATATTATCTTCAACATAATAAGCCGGTTGAAATCGCTAACCGAATGGGACGTGCTATACAAACTATTTATAAT